CTTTAATTGAATTTGAAGATTATGAAACTTGTGCCTTAATAATGAAATTAAAAGAAAAATATAATAAAAAATCAGTAAAACTATAAGTTATGGAAAATTTAGAACTTTACGAAATATGTATTATGTGTGGTAAAAAAACTACTACATTAAAAACTACCCATGTCGATTTTAGATATGGATATATCGATGGTGCAGGGCAAATGTGTAGAGAATGTTATATGGGTGAGAATAGAAACCTTATAACAATTGATGGTAGAACGATAGTGGATACGCCTAACGATACCGAATTGGGAGCAAAAGTTAGACAAATATATTGGGATAGTAAAAAATAAGTTATGGCACCGAAACAAAAAGAAGCAGAATTCCACATTGGAGATGGAAAACATTTGACTGTAAAAAGTTCAACAATTGCATTAATGCATGACCAGTTAAAATTGATGACAGGTGAAGGAAAGGGAATCACATTGGATGTAGAAATAAAAGCAGACTTTGATAAAATCCCACCGGAGTATCATCAGCTTTTTATACAAATGATGCAAGTCAGATATGGTAGCATTATAAACTTATGGGATAATACACAACCATTTGCAAAACCAGAACCTAAGAAAAAGAAATGGTATCAAATTTGGAAATAAAAGAAAATTATGTTATATTCACCAAGAATTCCGACACCACCACCTATATCGGATATACGAAAAGTAAAAAAAGCTATGAAAAAATTAGAAGGTAAAGAGTTATTTCCAAAACATAACCAAAGAGCAAAAGATATTATAGAAAATTCTAATATAAAAGAAATGGTAAATGGCCCTCAACATTATGGGGGAGTAGATAATCCATATGAAGTAATTAAGGTATGTGAAGCATGGGGATTGGACAAAGATGCATATTTATTCAATGTGGTTAAATATGTAGCAAGAGCGGGTAAAAAAGACCCTAAAAAGGAGCTAGAGGACCTAAAAAAAGCTATTTTTTACCTAAATCGTAAGGTAGAAAACCTTCAAAAATAAGTTTGGTAATTCAGGAAATTTTCCGTATATTTACTATGTAAAAGTTCAAAAAGGTTATATTTATCTATATAGGATATAGCTATAAACCTTAAACTTAAAACAAATTTTTAAACTTTAAAATCTAAAAAACATGGACATTAAATTGGCCTTGTCGAGATTCAATTCTCTACAAAACAACACAAAGAAGTCTGACTCAATTTGGAAGCCAGCACCGGGTAAATCACAAATCAGAATCGTTCCTTACAAATTTAATAAGGATTTACCATTCATCGAACTTTATTTTCATTACAACATCAACAACAAGACTTACTTGTCTCCAATGTCATTTGGTAGACCTGACCCTATTGTTGAATTTGCTGAAAAATTAAAAAGAACAGGTGATACTGATGATTGGAAAGCAGGTAAGAAAATGGAACCAAAATTAAGAACTTTCGTACCGGTTATCGTAAGAGGTAAAGAAAACGAAGGTGTTAAATTCTGGGGATTTGGTAAGACAGTTTACCAAGACATTTTAGGATATATCGCTGATCCTGATTACGGAGATATTACAGACCCAATGCAAGGTAGAGATATCGTATTGGATGTAACTTCAGCAGAAGAATCAAATGCAGCATATCCAACAACTGCAATTAGAATTAAACCAGCAGTAACTAAATTACACGATGACCCTGCAATGGTTCAATCTCTTTTAGAAAATCAAAAGAATATTACTGAATTGTATTCGGAATTATCTTACGCTGAATTAAAAGCAGTGTTAGAAAATTGGTTGAATCCAGGTTCAGCAGTAACTGATGATGAAATCGTTGAAGAATTAGAAGCACCAAAACCAAAAACACAACCTAAACAATCGCAAGTATCGGTTGATATGGGTGGAGCACAAGAAATTCCAGGTGTAGGTATTGGTTCTTTACCAAACGATTTACCTTGGGAAGATGAAGCACCAAAAGCTTCAAAACCAAAAGATGATGTAGCATCAGCATTTGATGATTTATTTAACAATTAATAATTAGGTTACAATTATGGCCAAAGTACAAGAGGACTTAGCAAGTATACTTGCAGACTCATTAAACAAACAAAATAAGGATGGTAGAATTGCATACTTCCTAAACGATGGTGGTGGTGATGCCCCTACCAATGTAAAAGATTGGTTATCTACGGGTAACGCTCTTTTGGATGTAGCAATCTCTAATAGACCTTATGGTGGTTTGCCGGTTGGCCGTATAGCAGAAATTACGGGTTTAGAGCAGAGTGGAAAATCTCTGCTCTCCGCCCATCTGTTAGCTGAAACACAAAAGAAAGGTGGAGTAGCCGTATTGATTGATACCGAAACTGCCGTTAATAGGGAGTTTTTGGAAGCAATCGGTGTTGATATTTCAAAATTATTATATGTTTCAGTAGATACGGTTGAAGGTATTTTTGAAGCTTGTGAAACTATCATTGAGAAAATTAGAACTTCTGATAAGAATAGATTAGTTACGATTGTAGTTGACTCGGTTGCAGCTGCTTCTACTAAAAAAGAATTAGAAGCCGATTACGATAAAGATGGTTACGCTACTGATAAAGCAATCATCATTTCAAAAGCAATGCGTAAGATTACGAATATGATTGGTAGACAAAACATTTGTTTAGTGTTTACTAACCAACTTCGTCAGAAAATGAACGCAATGGCATTTAGTGACCCTTGGACTACATCTGGTGGTAAAGCATTAGCATTCCACGCATCGGTAAGATTGAGATTAAAGTCTATGGGACAATTAAAAGTTGGTGATAGAATTGTTGGTATCAAAGTAAGAGCACAGGTTATTAAAAACCGTTTAGGTCCACCATTAAGACACGCAGATTTCAGTATCTTCTTTGATAGAGGTATTGATAACTTCGGTAGTTGGTTGAGTGTAATGAAAGATAACAAATTGGTAAAACAAGCTGGCGCTTGGTATGAGTATATAGATACTGATACAGGTGAAGTTATGAAATTCCAATCAAAAGATTTCGCACAACTATTAACAAACGAAGAACTAAAAGACCAAATTTATCGTAGGATATGTGAGGTTTGTATTTTACAATATAAAAATTCCGCTTCAGAGGAAGTTGATGAAACAACGGATGTAGCAAATGAGTCAGATTAATAAAAAGTATTTAGATATACTAAAACAAATAGATGAAGAACATAGAGGTTTTGGAGATTTACATAAAAACTCTAAAACTTTAGTAATTGATGGTCTTAATACCTTCATTCGTTCTTGGTCAACAGCACCAAATCTTTCAGACAATGGTGACCATATTGGAGGCATAGTCGGTACACTTAAAAGTATCGGCTACGCAATCCGTTTAATTAACCCTACAAGAGTTATCATCACTTTCGATGGTAAGGGTGGTTCCAAAAGCAGACAAAACATTTATGCAGGATATAAAGCGGATAGAGCTAAAAACAAAATCCGTCTTAATCGTGCTATAACCGGTGGAGATATGAATCCAGAGGATGAACAAATCTCTATGAGAAGACAGATGGTGGCATTAGCAGAACTATTAACACATTTACCTGTGACCATTATGTTATATGATGGAATTGAGGCAGATGATGTTATGGGTTATATTGCTACTCAACTTAGACAAGATGGTGAGAAAGTAGTATTAATGTCATCCGATAAAGATTTCTTACAATTAGTAAATAAAGATGTAAGTGTTTATTCTCCATCCAAAAAGAAAATCTATAACATAGAAGAAGTATTGGAAGAGTTCGGTATTCATCCACATAACTTTATCAATTTCAGAATGATTGATGGTGATAAATCGGATAGTATCGAAGGTATAAATGGTTTGGGTATCAAATCCATTATCAAAGCATTTCCAATCCTTGCAGAAGAAACATATCATTCAACTGAAAGTATGATTGAGTATGTAAATACTTTAGATAAAAAAATAAAAGCACACGAATTATTTGAAAATAATTTGGCAATTTGCGAAAGAAATCGTAGATTAATGCAATTAGCAGAACCAGAGTTTAGTGGTAACCTTCGTATGAAAATTATGGGTAGATACGATGAACCAACTCCTAAATTTGATAAGCAAGGATTTTTGAAAGTAGGTTTAAGACATGGTGTTATCGATGCTTTCAAAGATATCAATGATTGGTTGCAATCAACATTTGGACATATTTCAAAATTTTAAAAATAAAAAGTTATGGCAGACAAATTAGCAAAACCATTAGGAGATAGAGTTCTTTTAACGGAATTAGATGCAAATGAAGAAACAACAACTGCAAGTGGAATTATTATTCCAGATACTGCAAGAAGTGAAGATATTAAAAGAGCAAGAGTAGAAGCAGTTGGTGATGGTTTATTTACACAATCTGGAATAGCAATTCCAATGAGTGTAAAAGTGGGTGATGAAGTAATTCTTCCACCATATCATCAGGGACAAGAAATTAAAGTGGGTGGAAAAAAATATCTTTTATTAAGAGAATCGGAATTATTAATGGTTATTAGATAAATGGAACAAATAATTTTAGAAAAAAATTCAATATATTATGAAACCTATTTAGATGGTGGTGGTAGTATATTTGGTATAAATGCTATGAAAAGTATATCATCACACTTAAGAAACGGTAAAGTGTTAGAAATGTTTTCAGGTCCAGCATTTATGGGATTTTATTTAAAATTTAATGGATTGGCAGATGAATTATATTTGTCGGATATTAATATAGAAAATGAAGAATGTATAAATAAAACAATCAAACAAAATGATTTAAAAAATGTAAAATTTATACATTCCGATATTTTCGATTCATTTAATGAAAATATTATATTTGATACGATAGTTTGTAATCCACCACATTTTAAAACTCCAAGACCTTGGGGTTATGTGGAAAGGTTTGAAAAATTAATATCATTGGATGAAGATATGCATATACATAAAAAGTTTTTTAAAGATGTAAAAAAGTTTATGCATAATGAAACAAAACTGATATTAATAGAACATCCGCATGGTATAACAATAGATGATATAAAAGATATTATTAAAGATGAATTTATCATAGAT